GTAACAGCACCGTCATTAATCTGAGCTGTTCCTATTGTACCTTGTGTAAGTGGAATACCTAACCCTCGTTGAATAATAACAATGTCTTCCCCTCCAGCTAAAGAAGGAATAATTGTTAAAGTATCTGTATCTGGGTCTACTGTGTAGTCAACTGTAGGTTCTTTTACTAATCCGTTAACACTAACATCATACGCACTATCTCCTAATACATCAGCATCAGTAACAGTATAAGTTGTGTTCGCTCCTATTGTACCTGTGAATTGCCATTTAGACGGAGGAGTAGAAGCACCAGCAGCAATCTGTTCTACTTTTTGATCGACATAGTTTTTAGTTGCTGCATCTGCTGTTAAGGTAGGTGTGCTTACATTTAATATCTTATTAGACTTAGCATCCCAAGCTGTTCCACCTGGTCCAATTTGAAGAGAAGCCTCATTTAACTCAGCAAGTTCTTCATTTAAAAATCTATTATGTTGATAAGCAAAGTCTAACTCTGTTTCTGTCAGTACTGAACCATTTACAAAATCTACAAGGTTAGTGTCAGGTTGACTGTTCCTTCTTACACGAACGACCTGCCCTGCTGTAGCACCACTATTTAAAACTACTTTATTAGAAGGAGATGTTACCAATGTGAAGGCAGCTGTATCTACTCCGTTGATTTCAACTTTAACGTGTTCAGCTTTAAGATAAGAAAATGAAAATGCAAAATCTGTCTGAGACGCTGTTGCGATTGAGTCTACGTATGTATTAGCCATGGTAATCTATTATTAATTTGTTTGTTGTAAAAGTTCAAGCACTTCCTGTCTGCTTACGCCTCTTTTAAAAGCTGATTGTGCTCCTGTGAGTGCTGAGTATTGTTGATCTAGTTCAGGAAACTCTTTTAACATTTTCTTTCTTGATTCCTTTTTAAACCTAGACAGAACACTTGTGATCTTATCAATTCTAGGACTAGGCAATCCAGGTAGAGACTCAGTAGGTAAATTTTGATATGTCTTTGATTTAATTAACTTACCTAATGTTTGTCTTAGAGTTGAACCTCCTACTTTTACAGTTTTCAAAAGCTCCAACTGTCTGTCATAAGCTGATTGACCTTTGGTGTTTTCGTAGTCTAGTAAATTTATTGAACCCAACTTAGGAACTAACTGTCTAAAGGCGTGTTTGAGGCTTGCCATCTCATTTATAATAGGGTCACTCTTAGCTGTTGAGGAAGAAATAGGATTTATGAAACCAAGGTATTCAGGAGATTGTTCAGCTATAAGCTCTTCTCCTAGTATGTTTCTCTTATTATCTAGTCCTCCCCGACCAAAAGGAAGCTTTCTTATTACTGCATCCTTCCAAGAGTTTACTTCTTTCATCACCTGCGTGTCATAGTCCTGCATTTGTGACATTACGTTAGGTACAAAAGAACCTGCGTAATTTCTTCCTAGTTTTTCAAGGTATCTATCAGGGTCTCCTAAAGCATTACTCCACATTTGAATACCAGCTAAGTATGATTTATTAGTAGCGTTCCTTGTTAAAGCTAATGTTAAAGCAGCAAAACCGTGTTCAAGTTTAGAATCGTTGAAACCTCTAGGAGATCTGAAACCTGTGTCCACAATATCAGCAGCAGTCCCTATGATAGTAGCTATAGGGTCTAGTCTTTGATAACTATAGTAAGTGTCTCCTATTTTTATACTGTAAGGTTTCCAACCTGTGGCTAATAAAGATGCTTTTTGCTTCTCATCTTTTGGACCTCCTCCAGTTATAAACTCTCTATTATTAGCAACTACATCTATTAGAGTACCTCCTGTTAAAGTTGCTGTTAACATCTTACCTAGTGCTCTTGATTTTTCTACTGGATCATCACTCTTTAAATCAGATATTAACCTAGAACGCTCTTCTTTTAATACTCCAGGCATAAAAACTCCAGGGGTACGCTCAAAGGCGAATGATAGGATATTAGTTGGAGTTCTAACAAAAGGAAGAACAAGTCTCAGAAACGGTATTTGATTTGTTAAGTTCTGTAAACCTTTGCCTAATGTTCCCTCTTGTAACTCTTTCGTGAAGGTTAGATACTGAGCTTCGTCTGCTGAATATTGAGCTAAAGCTGATGCACCTTCGTTAAAGTTTTCATTTTTATAATCAATAATGAAATCTGCTTTTTGTTTATCTTTTAAACCTTTACTATCAGCAATCTTAGAAGCTTCTCTGACAAGACTTTCTTCCGACATCACTCTACCGCCCTCTGTTACTACTTTATCTACTGTACTGTTTATGTGGTCAGCTAACTTCTTCGGATCAATTATTCCTTGGTTTATGCCTGACATAGCTGCTTTTAATCTAGCAGCCCTGCGATAAGCAATTTGTTTAAAAAACTCATCAGTAGTAAGAAGAAGTCTACCAGGAAGTCTAATAAAGTTACCGTAAGCATCTATAGCTTCCTTACTGCGTAAACCTTTTTCACTTACAAAGCGACCCATGAAACTATCTGCTACACGTTCTCCTGTAATAGCTCCTCTAGCACTTTCTTCAAAAGCACGGTTTGTCGGGTCTAATATGTTTTCCTGTTCTTTAAAAGATTGTTTAGCAAACTTCGCTGCCTCTTTCCACATCTCTCCATCCGACCAAGAAGCTAAAGAAGCTTTAACAATGTCCAAGTTACCGCTAACGATACCACCTGCCACAGTTTCTAAAGTGGTCATAACCTGAGTTAAGCTATTACCTACGATATTAACCATCTGTGTCCTTGGTCCACTAAGTATAGAGTTCATCCAATATTCGGTTGGCATATCCAAAAAACTCTTACCTTGTGCCTTTTTAGCTAACTTAAATAGACCAGCAAAACTTCCGTCTAAATCGTTAGGGTCTATTATTTCTTCTATTCTTTTTACCATTTTCTCAGGTTTCATATTACCTGAGTTGTTAACAAACTCGTTCCTTAAACCTTCTATTTCTGACTCTGTTTCAGATAAACCTATCTTTTTTCTTCTGAAGTTTTCTCGTCTAGCTTGTAAAGACTGAGCAGTACCTCTACCTATTTTCCTATAAGCATCAGCTACTGTAAGAAGTTGTTGGAAGGAGTTCTTTAATTTAGATACAGACACAGTACCATAACCAGCTTTCTTAGCTTCTTCTACATTTTCTATTATATTTAAAGATAAAGCGTGTCCTTGGTCTCTCAAACTTTGTTGTCTAATTTGTTTATCTAGTTCGCTTTTCTCTATGTCTTTTATATCTTGTCCTAGTGATTCATAATCAAAATCAAGTGCTTCATCAATTTCAACTACAACTCCTTTTACATCTATTTTATCAGGGTTAGCTGTATAGTATTGCTCTAGTAATTCTTTTAAAACAATAGCATCCTCTCCAGTCTCCAATGCAAACTGTGGTAGTCTAGGTTTAACTCCACCTACCATAAGTGCTTCGGCATACCCTCTAAACTTGTCAGGTATAGCACTAAGGAACTCATCTTCTTTACCTTTCTTAAACTCAGGTAGATCGCTAGGTCTTTTCACAGAAGCTAAACCTTCGTCTGCTTCCCTAACAAATTCTCCCATATTTTTCCCTCGACCTACAAGGTATCTTCCTGAAGATTCATAGTATCCAGCTCCTTTATAAGGTGCTTTACCTTTTTCAAAGCTAATACTGTCAGGTCTAGACATATCTGCCTCACTTCTATTTTTATGAGGACCTGAGATTATACCTTCATCAACAGTTGCTACATACCACTTATTAGGTTCTAAATCTTGTGCTTTTGTTACAGTGCCTAAACCCTCGTCTGCCTGTTTTGTAGCTGTTATGATATTGTTCTTAACTTCTACATTGCCCTTACCAAAAACTTCTTCTACTAACTCAATGTATTCTGAGGTCTTTTTGTTGTGTTGAAAACCTGCTTTAGTTTCTTTCCCAGCTCCAGTCTTACTTCCTTCATATACAGAGAAGTGTGCTTTACCATTTCCTTTAACTGCATCAAATGCTTGCTCAACTACTAATAACTGGTTCTCTCTTTCCTTAATAACATTAAGTACATTATTGGAAATAGCAGCATCTACTTGACCACCTTGAACTGCTTGAGCTACATCTTTGTTGTGTTGTGCTGATCTGTTAAATGGATCGTAAACTTTTAAATCTACTCCTTCTTTCTTCAGCATATCAACTGCGTTATCAAACTTACCCCCTCCTATATCCACCATCTTCATTCCTTTAGTGAATATTCCAGCTTTCTTTAGTTTGTTGTAAGCAGCTGGTAGTTTAGCTACATTTATAGAAGTAGCAGCGGAAGTTATCTCTTGTTCAGGAACGCTCCAAAGATTAGGTCTTGTTTGATAATAACGACCTTCAGCTACAAGTTTAGCCTTACCCATGTACGATCCTCTACTTGCTGATATTATCTGAGCGGAGTCTCTAAGAACTTTATCAAGAAGATTAGAACCTTCCTTTCCTCTTATAGTTCCAATCAACTCGGCTACTGCATCTACAATCTTTTGAAATATATTTCTTTGATCGTCTGCTGGTATTCTTCTTAAAATTCTTTGTAGGTCTAAATCTGTAAAGGCAGCCACAAGAAACTCATCTAAGTCTTTAAAAGCGTATAAACCTTTTCCTTCTTTAGGGTCAAAAACATCCGTCCCTTTAAACTCATATTCTTTACCTACTTTTTCTGACGCTATCTTAAAAGACTTAGCGAGTTCTCTAATAGGTTTAGGAGCAGCTTTATTGTTAATAACATTATCTATATTAGATAACACTGTTGATCTCTCTTTACCTCCTTGTCCTACCCAAGCATTTATCTTTTTAGCCGTAACACCGTGAAGCATTTCGTGAACAATAGTTTGCTCATCCGCTCCTCCGTATAACTCAACACGATCCAAACTAGGTTTATAAGCACCTACAATAGAACCTTTATCTCCTACATCTCCTCTAACTGTAGTAGGATCACCTTCAACATCAGGTTTGTAATAAACTACAACCTCTAAATCATCTTGATCTTTTATGATCTTCTTTAAGTTCTTAGCTAAGTTCTGTACTTCTGGAGTATCAGCGTTAACAGCTAACTGATCTAAAGTTCTCTCTACAGTAGCAGCTTGAGGTGTGGACGGATCGAGTGTACCTCCTTTTTGAAATGGTTTACCAGACTCTACAGCTTGTTTGCCTTTTAATAAGAAGTCTTTTGTTTTATCATCTATACGACCAGCGAAGATACCATACCTTTTTGATAGACCTGGTTCAGCTAAGTCACCTCTAAAACCTGCGTTTACCAGTTTAGTCGCTGTTCCTTTTAATGAGGGAGATATTTCAAACTGTTCGTATATATTTGGATTTCTTACAAACTCATCAACAGCTTGCGAAGGATAATCAAAACCTAACCAATCTTCTTTAGCTAACGCTTTCAAGAAACTTCTATACTTAGGTTTAAATTGATCTAAAGCTCCCAGCACTTCATCGTGGCTTGCTTCCATATCTAAGTGCTCAAACCACTCATCTATAATGTCTCTATCAAATTCATCTATTAATTCTGGACCTCTAGCTATAGAAGCTAAGTCTTGTTGTAACCCTGTATCGACTACTGCCTGTGCTTGTCCGACTGCGTCCTTACCTTCTCCTTTAGCTTTACGTCCGTCCTTAATAGCTTTCAGGGATTTAATAAACACACCAGCTACAGCTTCAAGACCTAGACCTTCCAACACATTCTTCATGCGTCCTTCTAACTCACCTTCATCTTCATCGTGTGC